CGACCCTTTCCTTATCTCATGCACCGTAGACGGGGATAGCCCTGTCATGATGCTGACCTGTCGCTCTGTCAATTTTCTCTTTTGCATGAGTTCGTCAAGTAGTACCTTCATAATTACGAATATACTACTTTTATATCGCCTTGTCTCTGGCAATATATACCAGTTCTGGAAACTAACATCCAGAGTTATAATCAAAGAAAAAAAGGGGAATTGTTAAGAACTGTGGTGCAGAATGCCATTTGAATGCGCACTGAGATTTACATAACCTCATTGGGTGCATCGGCTATGCTTTTAATCTGTGCCATCTCCAGATTCGCAGCGGCTGTCTCATTATCTATATAATGTACATCCTGGAATATCATATTCGCCAGTTCCATCGCCGCAAAGGTATCTTCTGCGGCCTTTTTTGATTGATAAATGACATAAGAATTTTGAACCATAAGCACACCTCCAGCCTTAAAAGATGCCTATATAATAACATTTTAGCTGGTGTTTGAATATACTCTATAAAGAGAATAGAACAAATGTTCTTCAAAATAGCAAATTTATAGAAAGCTACCCCCTGCTCTCCAATCTGATTTTCAAAATCTTATCGACCAACAGGTCATTATTGCAACAGCAGGACGGGAAGATGGTTTTGTGCAAGGTTTTCGTTTCGCGGCAAGATTGTTGATGGATATTTAGCATTAAGACGGGGCCGATTAATCCGATTCCCGTCTTTCATTCCTCTTTAATTAATACGAAAAAGTATTATATTTTTCTTATTTTACTTGACATCAATACGAAAAAGTATTATTATATAAGTATAAGATAACAACGGAGGTAATCGTAATGAATAAGATATGGGGAATCAGATTTGACGATAGGGAATTTAATATTGGTGATGAGATTTCTGCAAGCCACCGTTTTGAAAATGGAATTGATACCGGAGAAGAATTGTCCGGCACCTGTGTAATAAGGGTATCTGACGAAACAGATTTCCTTGATTACCTCGATGGAACCCTTGATGCAGATTTCGGTGAACTGGATAGTTACAATGAAGCGTTGGCTGCCAACTATCAAGGAAAGCATGTATACCTCGTCTACATTGAGTCATCCTGGGGATGGGAATATGGAGAGGACGAGCATGAAATAGTGATGCACGGCCCGGAAGTCGTGAGAAAGATAAGATAAGGAGGACGGTATCAATGATGTATAAGGACCTATTGGACCTATATGATAAACTTGAAGCCTATAAGGTCGTAGCGCCACCGGCTCATACCACCATCACCCCCAAAATCGGCGTACTCTTAAACCCGGATGGGAATTTCATGGGAGCAATGTATATCAACGAAACGGCGATTGTCCCCTGCACGGAGCAGTCTGAATACCGGACTTCCAACATTGCCCCCCACCTGATACATGATAACCTATCTTATGTTGGGAACCTTCCAGGGTATGAGGACAGGTTTGCTGCATATATGGAACAGCTTGAGGATTATATTAAGCATGTCGATGACCCGCTCGCCAAAGCAGTATATGCCCATGCTGGTACCGGCCTGTTACTGCATGAGCTTAAACCAATTACAGACTCTATCCCTGTCCCTATTAAGAGTATCTCTGTGTCGTTTGGGATTCCTGGATTGAGGACCACCATTAACTATGATTGGACACGGTACTATGTGGACAGTCTCCCAATCAATGGAGTATGCTCAATTACCGGGGAACCGGCATATATCCCATATGGATACCCCAAGAACCTGAGGAAGCAGGGGGATATGGCAAAGCTATTCCTGAATCCTAAGGCGGAGGAATCCGTTGACGATAGGCCAGTCTGCGCCCCAGGATACGTTGCCAGCCAAAAGATATGTCACGCCCTTCAATGGCTTACCTCGGCCCCCGATGTAACGGCTGGTAATGATGATGGTCCCCTGTACAATTATGTCACCATCAGGGAATATGCGAAGATCCACGGGGTTAATCCGGCCAATGTCCGTCAGAAGATTCTCAGGGGAACGCTTGATGCGGAAAGGCTGGGAAATGAGTGGCTGATTGATAAGGATACGCCATATACGGACGCAAGGAGGCGGTAGGTATGTCCGATGTGAGGATGAGGACGCAACGTTCGTGCAAACGGTGTGGGAAAATATACTTTGGTGGCACCGACAGCACCATGTGTCCCGAATGCGCCAGGGTCAGCCGTGCGGAAAATGTTGTACGGAAAAGGACCTGTACAGACTGCGGTCGGACTTTTCCAGGAGGTCCGCGCGCCAGGAGATGTCCTGATTGCCGTGTGTCTGCCGCGAAGGAGAGAAAAAAGCTATATCGTAATGGACCAGCCAGGCCATTGGGCAGCATTGATGTATGCCAGATGTGCGGTAAGGAATATACCGTAGTAAGCGGTAGGCAGAAATACTGTCCTGGCTGTCGGCGCGATGCCAACCTTGCATGGCAACGGGTGCATAGCGCAGGTTACCATAAACGCCCAGAGGTCTCACAGGCCAGGGAAGCCCGGAGGAAGGAGCGCCGGAAAGTATGTGTATACTGTCAGCTCCCATTCTGGGATAGTTCAACGAGTAACCTCTGTTCTGATTATTGTCGGGAAAAGCATTGGCAGATACTGCGGTATCAGGCAGAAATAAGGCGTGGGAAGAATGCTAATATTAAAGCATTAGAAAAAGCCAGGCAGGACTACCGGGATAAAGTCAAGAAGGATATATCCGATAAAAGCGGCGAGGAATAATCCCAGCCGCTTTTTATTACTCCGCCAACCCCGGCCACCGCAGTGCCCCGTCCTTATCCGGCGTCAATACCACCGGCTCCGTGGCCATCTTACCGTCCGGCATCAGGTAATAGTAGTTGTCGCCGCTGGCCTGCAGGCCCTGGACCATAGCCCCGTCCGCCCCCAGGTAGTACCAGGCGCCCTTATACTGATACCAGGTGTCGGTGACCATGTGTCCCGCGCCGTCAAACCAGTACCACTTGCCGTCCGTGTCCAGGTACCAGCTGTTGCGGACACACTCCCCGGTGTTACCCAGGAAGAAACTCCAAGTCCCATCTGCGCCCTGCTCCCAGCCGGATTTTCTGGGCTGCTCCGGCTCCTGCGCTATATCGTCCTGTATGTATCTGCGCACGCATACCAGCCCCTTACGCCATCCTCCTGATGCCCAGGAGTTGTACCGGCTCTTACAGTAAGCCACCAGGTCCTTATAGGATGGCCTGCCGCTGCCGTGGCCACAGATGATGCCGTTGCCACAGTACATCTCCACGTGGCCTATCCGCAGTGGACGGCTGGCATCTGTGCCGGCAAACAGCAGCATGTCCCCTGGCCTTAGTCTGGACGTATCCGGGATGCCCTGGGCTATGTCCGCATCCACCGTGGTCAGCTTGTTGGACTGGTAGATGCCCGCGGTGTTAAGATTCCCAAATCCCAGTCCTACCGCCTCATAAGTCCGGCAGATGGAGCTGCTGCAGTCACTGTAATAGTTGCCATCCTTATATCGTACGTAGCAGTAGTCCCTCAGGGACTGGCTGTATAGGTTGCGGCCTATAATCTCTGCATACTTGTCGATTACGGCCTGTCTCCTGCTTTGTGCTGTCATGTCGTACCTCCAATTAAAATAAGGCCCAGGGATATCCCCGGGCCTGCCTGCGCTGTTGCGATATCGCAACTACCGGGCATCCTCTGTCCCGACAGCGCGCTCATCCTCTTTCCCGGTAGCCGGGCCTGTGGTCACGGTTGTCCTATCCTGTGCGCCCTTCGGCCTAGCCTTCTGTGCCACATCATTTGCCCTCTGCTCTGCCGTCCTCTTGTCTGCATGTCCTTTCAATACTGCCATGATATGTACCTCTCTTTCTTTTATTTCTTATAACCTGTTCTTCCCCAGATTTCTTTTAGGCGTTCCCATCCATCCATGGATACTAAGGCAACCACAAAGGCCGCAATCATGCATCCAAAAATCATCCACCATGTGACGGGCTGCTTTTGCCAGGCCATCAACGCAATTAAGGCTACAGGGCACAACACCAATGACAATACAATAACCACTGCCGATGTTGGCAACTTGTCCAGTCCCGGCCATGCTTTAATCACCTGGGTAATGACTGATACCAAAAACGCCATTAAACCAACGGCAACCAGCAAATATGACATATACTGCATCATTACATTAATATCCATAATCTTATTCCTCCCTTTCTTTTTCCAGGTCACCAATCCTATGGTTGGCAACCTTAATCTGTTCCTGTATGACCGCCTGTGCCTCCTCCAGCTTGTATGTACGCTCAATCACCGTGTTGTGCTTATCCACCTTCTTTTCCAGCTGCTCAATCCGGTAATTGGTCAGCTTGGCGGATGTTACCACACCTACGAAGGCTCCCGCAGCACTCCCAAGCAGGCCGATGAGCGCCACCATGATGTCCGTGGGTATCTGCATGTCATATACCTCACCTTTCCTATTCTTCTTCCAGGGCTGCTATAACCTCGCCCTTCTCGTCCTCCGTCAGGTTCCTATACCCTTCCAGTATATCTGCTGGCTCCTCCCCCTGACCCTTACGGATACGCAGGGCCCGGATGATGATGTTGCGCTGTATGTTGGATAGCATTACACTGCACCCCCTATCATGTCGGCCAGGGCCAGGGTCAGTTCCTGGCTCTCCTGCCTAAGCTGCTGGTTCTCCAGTTCCAACTGCGCCAGCTGCTGCTCCTGGGTAGGGAGCCATGGTCTTGCCGTACCATCCGGCGCGTAGAACGTCCCGTCCATGTACGTGTCCCCCTCCCCGCAGGGACAATACAGGCAGTCCACTGCATAGGCATCGTCACCATAGACACACCTGGCTACCCGGTTGGCATCCTCATAACTGTAGGCCACACCTACCGCCATGACCTTGTCTCCGCATATCTGTGCATACACCTCTTGTGCTACCATCTAAAGTCCTCCTAATATAATCTTAATAATATGATTCCTGAACCGCCGCTGCCCCCCCGGCTCTCATTCATCCCATAGGCGTACATTCCACCGCCACCTCCACCTCCACCGGTATTGGCAGAACCGTTAGAGCCATTAGAAGATAGATTCCCCCCTTTGCCACCGCCCCCGGAACCTCCGGCGCCCCCGGAACCATTTTTCCCAGCACCGCCGCCTCCTCCGGCTGCATACAGGGTCCCGGATGGTTCCCCGAATGCCCGGGTCGTGCTCCCCTGCCCGGAGCCTACGTACAAACCCCCTCCTCCATCTCTTCCGTCGGAACCACCGGCGTACCCATCCCCGGATGAATTTCCACGGCCGCCACCAGAACCACCATCACTGCCTGAACTGCTTTTTTGGATTCCTTTCCCCCCACCTGCGGAAATCAAGGTGGTCCCGTTCCGGACAATCGTGGAGGGGTTCCCATTGACCGAGGAAGTGGCGCCTGGCCCGACCGTACAGGCCAATGTCTGCCCTGGGGTTATGGCAATCCCCTTGACGGTCTTCGTATATCCTCCCCCACCACCACCTCCTCCGGTCTTGTTGCTATAATCGGAAGATGAGCCGAGGCCTCCCCCACCCACTGCGAATGCATCCATCCTGCTGAATCCCGCCGGTATGGTGTATGTCTGTGTACCCTTGATGGTCACGGTCAATTGTGTGGATGTCTTGACCGTGGCATTGATTACGGCTCCTGTCATCTCCCCCGCACTGCATGTCACATAAGGGTATATGCTCAGATAATACGCTGTGTTGAGTGCCGGCAGGTCCAGATACGCCTGTGACTGCCCCTCCGATGCGGTGTTGCTGCCCGCCCCTTTATATATCTGGGTGCCGCCGGTCTTGCCAGGGTATCCGCTGGTACTGTAGCGGATATATACGCCGCTGTATGGTTTTCCGATCGCCGCCTTTGGATTCTGCCATTTTGCCAGCACCCTCCGGCCAGAATAGGCGGCTACGCTAAAAGACAGTAAGCTGTTGACTGTCATCCGGCCATTGCCCGGCTCATCATGACTATCCTTGGTCACGGCGGTCTTACCTGCCAGTACATGGTCCAGCGTGGCTGTGCATTCGTCACTTCCGGTTCCGCCTCCGCTCCCGCCTGTCATCAATATTTCTCCCATCTGCCTTACACTCCTTTTAAACCCACAGTTATATCTGTGGACGGTTTTTTGTTGTAACACCTGAATGTAGCCTGTCCATCTGCTGTATCCCCATCGTCAATCATCCCGAATGCCTTGTTATAGGCCTTGACCTGCTCCGGGGTGGCCCCAGCCGGTATCACCTTTACCAGTATGGGGTTATCCCCTGCAGTCAGGCCTTCCACGGCCACGGTCTGCGTATATGGGGCGGACGCGCTCCAGCCGGATGCCCGGAGGGTGACTTCAACCTCGCGGGTCATTCGGTTAATTTCGCCCGTGATGGCGTTGATATCCTCTGGCCCGAATATGTCACCTTCCTGGGCATATTCTGTGACATCCAGTATCTCAGACTTCCCCTGTGCATCCGTGTTTATCTGATACTTTCGGTTCCCCTCAAAGACATCCGCCCTATAGTCTGTTTTAAGTGCCATATTTACCTCCTGTTCCCTATTATTTTTGTACCTGCCTTAAACGCCAGGCGCTGCTGGCCGCTCACCATGCTGGCATACATATCCCCCAGGTCCTTAAGTATCCGTTCGATATCATTGGCCTGATAGATGCTGCTGTATGTGATTTTTACCGGGGTGGCAGGGGTACTGCCCTTGGTATGATAAGCCGCACGGAGTTTCCTGATATTATCCAGTAACCGCGACATCTCCGTATCCGTCCGGAAGTCCTCCATCCCCCACACCTTGGTCCGTATTTCAACGTGCAGCAGCCCGGCCAGGAGCCCACAGGCCTCCTCCACGCGGTTCAGGTCCGTATAGGCTATGTAGGCCCTGTCCGTATCGTTGGTCAGGTCATCCGCTGTCCTGTCCGTTATCAGCGTGTCTAATACCGTACTCATTTCACCGTCACCTCCGCCGTGATTTTCCTTCTTGAAAATTTAAAATCCAGCTTCGTGATGTTGCCCGTCATCATCCCCCGGAACCCGGTCGCCACGTTCACACGGTTACCCAGTTCCTGGTCGTTGATGGTGGCCCGGAAGCTGATGCTTTCATTGCTGCTGTAATACCGGTACACCCTGTCAAGCACCGCCTGGGCATTCTGGGATGTTACCAGCGTGGCGTCCTTGACCTCGGCAATGTTCTTATTCTGGGTGACATTCGGGTTCTCCTTCAACATAGAAACAGTGCTGTGGTTATACTTAAGACCAGTCAGCACCACCTCCCCGCCTGTGCCGGTTATATATGCATAATTGGCGTCATGGTCACCCAGCGTCCCCCCGGTAATGGACAGGCTATGGTAAGGCTCAGAAAACTCTATCTTTGTCGTCCCGGTCAGGATGCCCTTGTACAGCTGCGCCGATTCCACTCCCCGGTCATAGCTGTGTGCATACAACCGGATGCCGGTTATGATGTCACTGTGTTCCACCGACAGGCCCAGCCGGATGTCTCTGGCCGTGAACTCACCGGTGACCTCGGTCTGTTGTGGATATATGTACAGCTGCCGGTCGTAACTGGTATCCACCAGGGCACCAATGGCAAAGGCCAGCTGCTGCAGGGCCGCCCGCTTGGTACATATCGGCAGGTATCCGCTTACCGTGGTACCTGCATATACATCGTCAAGGAAATAGGTTATCCCCTCACCTGCCATGATGCCACTCAGGATGTCCGATACCGGGGCGGCATCATATATCCCGCCCATGAACTGATTGTTATCCAGGATTCCCACTGCGTCCTGCGTCTCCACGGAATACCGTTTCGCCCCCAGCTGCTTACCGTCCTTCAGATAAAAAATACCTAAAATAGCCTCATCAAAATACAATGTCTGCTTCTGACGCTTTTGGAACTCAAATGCATAATCTGACCTGCTACGGATGGTGTAGTCCATGGTGTTGATGCTTACCTCTTCGGATATGGGGCTCAGGTCCATCAGGCAGCTGATGTCCTCTATCTCATCATCCTTGAATACCCGGATAAGCCCCCAGGTAATCCCTGTCAGGAATACATTCCGGTGTGGCTTACTTGTCTGCCGGAATGTAACGACCACCCGGTTATAATAATCCACGATGCCATAGCAGAAATAGTCCGGGCCATCCGGGCAATAGTCCTGGTCAGACAGCAACTCGTCATCCCTGTACCATCTTATATTGACCTTGCTGCAGTAATCCCCGGAATAATCATTGAATCTAAGGGTTATCCCCACGCTGGAATGGTTCTGCGTGAATGAGAATTTGATGGCCGGCGGGACCGCGAACGCCCCATCGGCGCCCGATATGCTGTCACTTACGTATCCCATGTCATCCAGGTTATCCGGCGCATTGGGATAGCTGCCATCCATCCTGGCGTACCTGGGCAGGCACATGGCATAATCCGGGAACTCCACCCCGGTCCTCAGGTCCTGCAGGTCAACGTAGTAATCCTTATCATCGGACGATGCCACGCTGTCCTCTGCGGCCCCTAGGGCAATGTCATCGTAGACAATCTTAAGCCCACCTGCGTCCGTCATCCTCTGGTTCTTCAGCACGGACAGCCACAGGTAACGGTATGGACGGTTGGTCTTAAGGTACGTGATGACCAGCTGGTTAAACAGCGGCACCTTGGCCCGGCAGAAATACTCCACCCCATCGGGCTTAAATTCCTGCTCCTGGACCAGTTCCGCATCCTTGTACCAGGCTATCTTAAGTTTCTTGGCATAGTCCCCGGATACCCGGTTGAACACCATGGACACGCCATTGCTGGTCTTAAGCCGGTCAAAGGTGACCGTTATCACCGGCGGCACCCCAAAGGCCCCATCCTGGCCACTCAGGGCCGTGCTGATGTACCCATTCTTACCACCTGGGATTGCATCCGGGGTATTCGCATAGGTCCCGTCCAGCCTCGCATACCGCGGCAGGCAGTAGGCATAGGGCGGTAGGTTCTGTTCAAAACTGGTCAGGTCATCCACGGATGAGTACGGCTGTTGTCCGTTGGTCCCTACCCTTATGTCCCATTTCAATCCTTACCGCCTCCTCTGTGGCTCCATTGCCGTAAAATTCAGGGACAGGCCATCCATGCCCCAGATATTCCTACCATTCCTTATCCGCAGCTTATCCTTACCCTGGCTGACGTAAGCCTGGAAAGTCAGCGTTTCCTGCCCATACGGGAAGGTCATCTCATGGCTCGCGTAGTTCGGGTCGGATATGATGTTGTAGAACGCATCATAGGATGCCAGGTCATCCGTCTTTGGATATATCTTCATGGAATAATTGTAGAAGGTCCCTATGATGTCCCTGTCCATGGTGTAATCCATGGCACGTCCGGACTGCTCTGAATCCGTAACGGCAAAGCTGCGTTCCAGTGAATCCTTCTCCACCTCAACGTTATAGGCCTTACCGTCCAGTAAAAAAACGTTATCCATATCAGGTACCTCCTACGATTACCAGGCTCACACCTTTGCGTGCGGCCTCCTTGTCAAGTTCCGGTTTAAGCACCCGTGCCAGCGCAGCCAGGTTCCCGGTCAGGTTCAGGACAATCTGTATCGGCCTGTTCCCTTCCGCCTGCAGGCGGCTTATCATCTCATCCATCCTGGTCACCAGATACCCCAGCGTCTCCTCCTGGCCATATCCTGCCGTGTTCCTCATGCCTGTGGACATTTCCCCAGCGCGCGGGGGGACAACCGTCCCCCTGGCCATCCTGGGCAGGTACGATGCTGCATTAGGGATGTTTATGCCGATTGGAAGCTGTACTTCCACTCCGTCAAATACATCCAGTACTCCATCCAGCCACTTCTGGACCGTGCTCCTGGATGATGATGCCATAGCACTGATACCATCGTTAAATCCACGCACCACATACTCTGCAATGCCGTAAAACTCCCTGGATGGTGAGTTGATGTCAAACTCCTCCTCGGCCTCTTCCATGGCCTCACGTGCCCACTTTTTAATGGCAGCCTTTGCCATGTATGCAAAATCAGAGATACCGTTTGCAAAACCTTCGTTGATGCGTTTGGCCATGCCATAGAAGGCTGCGTACATCCCTCCGGTCCCTTCCAGGTCACTGTCGCCCCAGAACCATTCCCTCACGTTCCTTGCCCAGGCCTCCATGGGGGACTGGGTCTCGGTATGGCTGTCATCAATCTTGGTCTTGAACGCCTGGATGATGAGGTCCGCGAACTTCGTCCAGGACAGTTCGTTCACACCCTTATCCTCGGCATCCCCCACGAACCACTTCCGGACATTCTCCGCCCAGGTCTCCATGACGTCCTGGGATTGGGTATGGTTCTTCGTGACACTGTTGTTGAAGCCCCCCATGATGCTGGTGGCCCACTTCCTGGAC